TTTAATGTTTAGAGGAGTCAAACAAGCGTTAGGAAAAAGTCTTGATTACAAGTCTTTTTATTCAGAATATGTAACTAACGGCACTCCAGAAAAAATAGCCGATTTAAAAAATACTATTCTTAAAGAATTATCAGAAACGGATGTGGCTAAAATACCTAACGCTGAAAGAGCAGTCTTTGAAAAGAAAATAAATGAAGGTATACTTCAGATGATTATCAAAGGACAGTTAGAAGAAGCAGGTATGCGTAATGTTAAAGGTTTAGGTGAAGAGTTAGGATTAGAGTATACTGGTGCAGACAAAGATATGTTTATAGATCCTTTGAATAATTTACTTGATAAATTTAGAAGTAAAAAAGGCATAGATGGCAATCAATATCCGATAAAAGTAATAACTAAGCCTGAAGATTTACTAGATAGCATAAAGAATCCAAACAAAAGAGAAATCTTTGAACAATTTATGGATAAAGAACATATTGAATACTACGAAAATATGTTAGAATACATGGTCATGACAGAGAAGGGAGACTTCAGTAAAGTTAAACTTGAAGGTCTTACAAGAGGTATAACAACGAATGAAGCAATTAGTAGAGCGTTTAACTTAGCTAGGGGTATGGTTAGTCCTACCTATGTGGCTGCAGAATTTGCAGTGCGTATTGCCGAGATGTCAGGTATACAACTTCTAGGGTTGGTGGGTCGAGACAAAGAAGCTGCAAGAATATTAGTTGATGTGTTTAAAGTTGGAGTAAAACCATCTAACCGAGACGTAGGAACTTTAGCTAATAAAATAACAAGTTTTGTTTTTAAAGAAATGGCTCGTATGGGTATAACACCTCCTGACTTTGAAAATAAAACGGAAGCAGAGCTTGAAATAGAAATTGAAAAATATAAAAAACAAATGTTAGAAGGAGTTAACTAAATGAAAGCATACAATAACGGACAACGCCCACAAAAGATGTATGGTGGTGGTATGACAATGCCACGAAAACCTATGATGATGGGTGGACTCGCTCAACAAAACAGAACTCAAGGTTCAGCCACACCTAAGACACAAGATGCTATGGGTATGATGACTCAACAAAAAAAGTTTGATATGGGTTACAATCTTGGTGGAGCGATTAAAAAGTTTGAAGGTAGACAGAAAAAAGCTCTTGGTGGTAAAAGTGCCAAGCCAGACTTTTTAGATTTAGATGGTGATGGTAATACAACAGAATCTATGAAACAAGCCGCCAAACAGAAAAAAACTAAGTAATGAAAATACATTATGATAGGTTTTATTACAAACCTTTACCTGATGAAGTTTGTATAAAAGAAAGTCCTATCGATGGTCATGGCATCTTTGCTGCACAAGATATAAAAAAAGGTATAGACTTAGGTTCTACACACATCAAAGTACCAATGATTCTTACATACATAAGAACACCTCTTGGTGGCTTTATTAACCACTCTGACGAACCGAACTGTTTTTTAGATTGTACACAAGACTGGGATGACTATCTTGTGTTTAACATTATTACGAAAAGATCAATAGCAAAAGGTGAAGAGCTATTGTTAGATTACGAAACTTAAATATAATTTCGTGATCCACTCATTATATCATCACCACATTTCCTAAGATAACGAAGCAATGACACAACCTGACTTGTGCCACTGTACATAGGCAAACCAGTATTCAACTCTCGTTCGAGATCTTCAGGTTTGACTGCTTCGTAGTTCATCTCAACATTACCCTCTTTATTTAAATACGCTTCTAACACAAATAGCTTTGCTCTAGTTTTTGATTTCATGACAAGGACTCAACTGACTTATCTGTAAATTGTAACAGTCGGCTTTGAATGTATAGCCGTTGTTATAATCAATATCCCCTTTTCTGTATAGAGTGGCTTCTTTGTAAAAGTTGTGCTTGGAGATGCCACCAAGAATCCAAGCCTTACTCATATCTGTAAGTATGCGAACAAACACATACGCATCACAATCTTGTTTAGTTCCATGCAACGCTACAGAACAATCATAGTGGGGTTGTGGTTTAGAGTTGCAACGCTTAGTCTTAACATCTATACGCATCCCATCTTTAACTAGATCATAATCGTATGTATTTATTTGCTTTGCATTAATACTATCAGCAACGACTAACTCACCTATCGCACCTACAACGTTGCTAGTGCCACCTGTAATACTTCCCTGTAATATGCCCACAGTAGAAGCTTTTTCCCTCGCACGGTTCATATAGTCGTCATTGATCGGTATCTCTATCATTAGCTTGCACTCAAGTCCACGACTTCGCAGGCATCTGCAGTGCATGCTAACTCACGAGATCCACTTGTATTATCTTCCTTTTCATACATAGAGAACTTAGTCCAGTCGAGTGATGTTGGCACACGCCCATTCCATTCGAGATATTCATCTGCATCTATGTCCTGATAAGGAGCTTGTTGATAGGTGTGATCGGAGAATGGTAAGAATGATACCCCTGATGCAATATCAAAGTTATCATACAACCATGCACCCACTTCCATCCACTCTTCTTCCTTTACAGAAATAGTAACGGATGGTTTGTGTTCACACCAGTTAAGTGCATAGAGTTTCCATAACTCTAGTTGCTCTATTGCACTCATCTCTGTTCTAGTGACTGCACCACTAGGAGATTTCATAGGAAACGAAAACACAGTAACACTATCAGGTTTTGTGATATCAGCTTCAAAAGGTATGCCTTCCTCTTTCATAAATTGTGTGAGTGGATCTTTGTTATCTCCACGCACAGTTCTTATATAAAAAGGATTGTGTCTAGCGTGTATACCTGACGCTGAATCAGTAAGCTGTGATACTGTACCACTTGGCTTCACACATGTAATAGCCGAGCTTCTTGGTATGCCAATAGCATCTGCATACTCTCTGTTTGTATCGATTGCAACTTGTTTCATTTCTTGTAACCAAACCTTTGAGTCTGTCATTTTTGACAAGACATTGTGATCCATGATACCAGTTAATGATACACCAAGCAACCTTTCTTCTTCTGTGTTTGTTTTCCAAACTCTACGTAAATATTTTAGGTCTGTAAGAGTAGATTGAAACGTACCCAAGATTGTTGCAACTCTTACCTTTGATCGTAAACTCAATAGATCATCGCCCTCACGAACTACAACCTCTGACAGATTACAAAACTGATATGGTCTAAGGATAATCTCACTACATGGATTAGTACCCCACATGTGACCAGTCTGTCGTCTACCATTCTTTGCAACTTGTTCATCTGCAGCCTTACGGTTGAACATGCCACGCTCACCTGACTTTGACTCATACAGAGCTAACCACTCTCTCATGTAGGTTTCCATAGCAGGCTTGCCTTTGTAAGCCACAGAGTTGTTTGCCAACGCTCTTTGACCGTTGTTGTTCCACCACTCTCCTGCTTTTGCGTGAGCCATTTGGTCATCGGTCAAATTAGATAGGCTGATTAGTGCAGATCTACGCACTCCACCTACAACAACGACCTCTCCAACTTTGCACATGATATCATGACATTCTACTGGAAATAACTTTCTTCCCTTTGCACCCTTGAATTTATCAATAGTGAACTTAAATAAGTTAACAAGAGGATCAGGTCCTGATGCTCTCCCACCCATAATCTTCAGCTTTGCACCTGCAGGGCGTATCTTAGATACATCCCAAGAAGGTATCATTCCTGAATAGAGTAAAGCCACAAGCTCACGAAATGCTTTTGCCCACCCTGCTTTACTATCATCCACAACAATCACTACATCAGACTCTTGCATGTTTTCGCTAATGATAGGTAGCTTATCAACGTTCTCTCGTTCAACGCTAAAACCTACACCAGTGCCACACATAAGAATGTACATAGCTTCATCGAAAGATCGTGGACTATCTACTGGCAGATAACTACAGTTGTAACCACAAACGTTATCTCGCTTTAGTGCAGGTCCTGCAGTCATCAATGCTCTCATGGATGGCATGACGCTTAGATTAGTTATGTATTCTTCTATAGCGTGCTTATCACCTTTTTTCATTTTGTAGTTGTGCTTTTCTAACAAAGCTTCTTCCATAAAATCTACATACCTAGAAACTGTTTCACCCCAGTTCTCTCTTCTTCCCTCTTCTTCGAGCCAACGAGCATATCTAGATTTGTGTATGAACTCTTGATAGGATGTTGGTAACATGTTAGACGACATTCTTTTCCCCTTTTTTTATTTTGATTAGTTTGTTTAAATACCATCGTGCTTTTTCTAGATCTTCTACGCCATTCTTGTATGGGTATCTACAAAGATACTTCATGATGTTTCCTTGTAAATAAAATTCAAATCCATCTCCAGTTACAGAACTTATCATATCTATAGTTTCTATATTGGTTGCGTTATAATGTGGTGGATGGTCAACCATATTATTCATATCCTCTTCTTTCAATCTCTTTAACATATAATCATAGTACCCTATCAATGTTTGTTACCAAAATCAACTTTAATTACGTTATCTTTATACTTTATATTTTCACCGTTTTCATCTTTTATCTCACCGAACATTCTTCTGCTTGTATAATTAAAGGCAAGCTCTGACATACCAAAGTTAAATACTTC